GTACTGCTCGAGCAGCGTCTCCGCCTGCCGCTCATCGGCGCCGAGGACCACCACCGCGGTGAACGTGGCCGCGCACCCGGAGAACCGGGACGGCCGCAGCCGGGTGATGACCACCCACCCGTCGCCGGTCTTCGGCTGCACGACGGGCCGGGTCTGCACGGCGACCCCGGCCACCGTGGACAGGGCCGCCGCCAGGTCGGTGCGGGTCTGCGCGAGGGAGGCCATCAGCCGACCGTCAATCTGCGGTGCGGGGCCTCGAGGCGGCGGACCTCGGCGTCGACGGCGGGGACCCGCACCGACGTCCCGCCACCCTCGAAGCTGGTGAACGACGCGACCCGCACCGACCGGGCGGCGAGGTTGCGGGCGACCCGCCGGTACAGGGCCTCCCGCAGGTCCGCCGGGTACACGGCGTCCACCCGGCAGACGCGGCCCTGTGCGGCCGTCTCAGCGGCCAACGCGAGGCCGATGTCGGTCAGGGTGTACGACGTCGCCCCGGTCGACTGGAGGTACGTCTGCGCCTCGGTGGCGGTGGGCAGCGCGCCCGGCACCACCGCCTCGACCGCGAAGTCCGTCACGGAGACCACGGCGCCGGACGACGTCACCAGCGCGGTGTGCCGACCGGCCGCCGCCAACGTGTACAGCGCGTAGAAGGTGCCGAGGGACTGCCGGACCACCGTCGGACTGTTGGTGCTCGTGTCCGGCCGGGTCACGACCGCAACGACCGTGGCGTCCTTCAGGTCACCGGTGACGTCGTCGCGGACCTCAACGGCGAGCAGCCAGCTGTCGCCGACGTCGAGGCGCCCCGACTCCGGGCTGAGCGCGGTCGCTGTCATCGGGGCACCTCCTCTCAGAGAACGGCGAACGTGACGGTGGGCGTGACCGACCAGGACAGACCGACCAGACCGTCGGCCGGGTCGACGTAGGGCCAGCCGGACGGAACCCGGATGAACGCCTGCCCGGTCGTAGCGGCGATCGCGGTGCACGCACGGTCGGTCACGGGCAGGTCGCCGTCGGCGGTGTCGAGGGTGACCAGGGTGACGGTCAGCGCGGCGGCGTTGCCGTTCTTCACGTGCACGAGCACACCGGGCGACACCCGGTCACCACCGCCCGCAGCGGCGTTGTAGGTGGCGTTCAGCCCCGTCTTCGGGATGGCCTGCGCGGCATAGGTGGCCATGGCTAGTCGTCCTTCGTGGTCGGGTCGGTGGGGGCGGCGGGCTCGTCGATCTGCCAGCCCGCCTCGGTGAGGATGTAGCCCCCGCAGCGGACCGGCTCCGTGAGGAGGGGGGCCCGGTCCGCTGCGGGGGTGCTGCGGCCAGCCATCACGTGACGGTGAGCCGGATGCCGCTGAAGCCGAGCGGCCGCAAGATCCGGACCGCGAAGTACCCGAAGAGGGCGAGCTCGACCAGGGCCGGGCCGCTGCGCTCCTCGTACCGGAAGGTGAGTAGGTCGGACTCCCACGCCCACACGTCCGCCGCGTTCCACAGGATCGTGTCGGCGTCACCGGCGGCGTTGCCGGTCATCGACCACGCCGGCACACCCGGGAGGCCGTCCACGTCGAACGCCTGCCCGAGGGTGGACACGGTCCCGACGGAGTTCTGTGCGCCGAGACGCGGGAGCAGCGGACGGCCGGTGGAGTCCTTCGCCTTCGCGAACTGGCCCGCCGCCTCCTGGCTGAGAGCCAGCCGGTTCGGGGCCGCGAACCGGCGGAACGGGTACGCGACCACCTGGTCGCGGATGGTGTCGAGCAGGGTCGCGCCGGCCGCGCCGGTCGACCCGACGCCGGTGACCGCGATGGCCGCCGCACCCGACGGGACGAACCCGGAGGTGATGACGCCGCCGACACCGTTGGTGCCGTTCAGCTCGGTGTAGACCTTGCCCTCGGTCTGCTGCGAGTAGCTCTCGCGCATGGCGGCCAGGGCGATGCTGTCGATCGCGGGGTTCGCGGCGTCGATCACCTCACGGGTGATCTTGAACAGGCCGGAGATGGCGCCCGGCGTCACGGTCCGGGTGCCGATCACCAGGGTTCCGTCGGTCGGGTTGGTGCCCTCGACGTGGTCCGCGGACGCGCCGGTCGCCGACGTGAACGTCGGCAGGGTGAACGGCGTCGCGTCCGTCAGGGTGCCCTGGCTGACCATCCCGTACAGCGGACGATCCTGGAACAACTGCGGCTGATACAGGTCCGGCCGGTACCCCGGCGGGATCACATTGGCGCCCACCGTCCGGTTCACCGTGGCGAACTGCTCGTCGGACGAGCGGACCCGGAACTGCGCGGCCTCGTCGGCGAGCTGCCGCTGCCACTTCTGCAGCCGGGCGGCGGCCTCGGTGTCACCCTCGACGCGGGCCGTGAACGCGTCCCGCACGAAGCTCGCGCCGCGCATCCCGGCGGCGCCGTACTGGTACACCGGCTCCTCCCGGGTGACCACGGCCCGGCCCGCAGGGATGACATCGCGGGTCTGCCCGAGGCTGGTGACGGCGCCGGTGAACGCCTCGACGGCGGCCGTGAACGGGGCGAAGTCCGGGGCTGGCGGCGTCGCGCACGGCGTGCCCGCCGCGTGGACGGTGCCGCAGACGGTGCACTGCATGGCGGTGTTCCCTTCGGAGGAGAGCGCGACGGCCGAGAGTCGGGCGTCGTCGAATGCGGGGTCGGCGGTGAGCGTCGCCCGGACGAGCTGCGCGGCGGTGACGAGAGTGCCGCCGTCACCCGCCGGGTCAGGGATGGCGTCGGTGATCCGGACGACGGCGGACAGCCCGTCGAGGGCGCCGTCCGCGGCGAGCGCGAGGGCCTCGTCACCGGCCGGCGTCCGCGCCACCTTGAACGACGCGCGGACGCCGGCGTCGTTCGAAGAGACCTGCGTCGCCGACCCGAGCAGCTGCCCGAGGTCGTGCTCACGGTCCAACTTGATCCGGGACACCGCGGCCCTCTGCCACGTCACGGACCCTGCGGCGAAGCGGATCCGCCGGCCGTCGGACGTCTGCACGTTGAACGGCAGCAGCATCCCGGCCACGGTGCGCTTCTCGGGGTCGGCGCGGAACTGCTCAACGTCGGACGGCGCGAACGCCAACGTCACAACGTCGCCGGCGGCCGTGAACGACGTGACGCCGACCGGATCGGCGGACTGCTGCTGGACCGGGACCGGCGCCGGCGTGAGCGCCTTCCGCTGCGCGGCGGACAGGGCAGGCTTGTCCTCCAGGCCCCGGATCTCGTCCGGCGCGAACGCCCCGACCTCGAGACCGGCCCGGTAGACCTGCATCCGGGTCAACGCGTCGGAGCGGAGGAACCCCTCGAACGCCACCTTCACGTAGGACCCTCGCGGGGTCACGTCACCCATCGACAGCCGGTCCTGGATCGCGGACACGTAGTGGCCGAGGGTGAAGTCCAGCAGGTCCAGCCGGCGGGACTCCGCGTTCTGGTACGTCCGGCTGGTCGTGCTCACGCCGAGGTCTTCGGCGTCCAGGCCGGTCGCACGGGCAATCTCCAGCACCGCGTGCTGCCGGCTCTCGGCCAGCTGGATCTGTTCGGCGTTCATCGCGAGCGTCTTGAACTCGAGCGCCTCTCCGACGTAGGCCGTCCCCCGGGTGCCCCGGCTGGCCGCCCACTTGTCGAGTGCCGCCTCGGCCTCTTCCTCCGAGGCCGAGGCGCCGTCCCGCGGGGTGAGGTACCCCGGCGGGATCGGCTCGTCGGCGTACCGGGCGGCGGCCGCGTCGAGCTTCAGCAGGGTCCGGATGGCGCGGGCGCCGGCCTCCAGCAGCGCGGGGTTCGGGCTGTCGAACCGGATCAGCTCCGAGTCCCCGACGAGCAGGCCGTTCACGTACACCCGGCCGTCCGGGTCGACGTGCACCGACCCTGGGTCGATGCGCTCGACGACGGCCGGGAAGTTGTCGACGCCGAGCAGCTTCACCCTCCACCAGCCGATGCCGTCGAGCAGCAGATCTTCGACGAGCCGCGTCATCGTCACCGACCGGGGCACGTCGAGTTCGGGCTGTTCCAGCAGCCGCGACGGGCGGATCACGCGGTTGGGTCCGTGCAGGCGGACCGGCAGGCCACCCAACGTCGCGCAGATCAGATTCCGGGCCCGGAGCACCGCCGGCACGGTCAGCGCCTCCCGGCGGGTGATCTTCGGGACGGTCAGGGCGAGCACCCCGCCCTGCGTCATCTCCGGCGGGACCAGCACGCCACCGAACGACGTCCGGGCAGCCCCGGCCGTGGCGGCGGGTCCGGGAGTCTCGGAGGTGGAACGCGCCAGTGCCCGACGCGTCAACGGACCCCAGAACGGCACGTGCGAATGATAACCGTTCTCAGCCTCAGATCACACCACATAGTGGTGACGCCACGCCGTTCAGCGCGCCGCGATCACGAACGCTCGGGGCTTCACCGGCAACGTCCTGGCCAGGTGCACGGCCCCGGCCGCCGCGTAGGCCGCGTCGACGTGGCCGACGCCCCGGCGGACGAGCCTCCAGCCGTCGCCCTGCGCCCACCGCTTCGCGCCCAGGACATGCCCGGACAGGAGCCCGTCATCCGCGTGGAGGAGCCGGCGGGCAGTCACCTGCTCGGCGAACGCCTGGCATGCGGCGGACACGTCACCGGCCTGGATGCGGGTCCATTTCGCGGCGTCCAGATCCGGGGCGAGCGCGGCCGTCGGCCCGGACGGCATCCATGCCTTGACCCGCGGCCTCACCCGCTCGACCCACCCGGGCAGGTCAGCCCGCATCTGCGCTGTGGCGTCCGGGCCGGACCACGCCGCGACGACCTCGACCCGGACCCGGCCGTCGGTGCCGACCGCGGCAGCCGCGAGGGTGGCGTGCTGCAGGTCGGGGCTGACATCCACGCACAGCGCGACCCGGTCCCGCAGCCCGTCCAACGACATGGCGTGGTCGGTGCACGCCGCCCATGCGTCCGCCGGGACCGCGACGTCTCCGAGGGCGTCGACCCACAGGTTCAGCACCTCGCAGCGGAACACCTCCGGTGGGTCGGTGCCCATCGCAGACCGGACCGCCGCCTCGGAGACCGTGTGCCCGATGCCGGGGCACGCCTGCGCCCACGCCTGCCGGTCGTCCAGTTCGGCGCCGTCCGGCGCGCTCCACTCCAGAACGCAGATGCTCGGGTCGGTGCCCGCGAGCCCGGCGTCACGCAGGTGCCGCAACACCACGGACCCGGCATCACCCGCCGTTGAGATCACCCACACCTGCCCGTCCGCCCGCGCGAACGTCGTTTTCGATAAGGCACTCCAGGCATCCCAAGATCGCTGCTCCCGGGCCTCGTCCATCAGCACGAGATCCGCGGACAGGCCACGACCGGCGGACCGGTTCGCGGCTGTGATCTTCCACCGGCGGTTGCCCGACAGCTCCAAGTGCTCGTCGCCGTTCGTCCGGGACACCCGCGCCACCTCGGCGGCCAGGTCAGGCACCGACTGCACCATGGCCACGCCCGCCCGCCACGTCTCCCGGGCCACCGACAGATCCTGCGCCGCACCGACCACCAGCCGTCCGCCGTCCATGTACAGCTTCCACAAGGCGAGCGCCCGCGCGAACGACGTCTTCCCGGACTGCCGACCGCAGGTCGCCACCACCGTCCTGAACCGGGCGCCTCCGCCACGATCGACCTCCAGCCCACGCAGCGCGAGGGTCCGCTGCCACGGCAACAGCGGCTCGCCCAAAACGTGCTCGGCGAAGTCGCACAGCTCGTAGCCCTTCGTCGTCGCCCTCGTCAGCCGCCGCGCCGGCTCCGTCCCGAGCCGAGGGTCAGGACGTCCGACGAGCCGCTCTGAGCGCTTCGAGCCTGGACGACCGGCCATCAGGCACACCTCCCGCCTTCACTCGGGCACGGGCGGCCGGCGTCGCACCGAGCGCCGTCAACACGCTCAAGAGCTTCGTCGCCAACTCGGTCACCCCGACGCCACGGTCCGGGCTCTCGTCGATCGTCTCCGCAAGCACCACCGCCAGCCGCACAGCGGCGGCATCCTCAGGAGCCACCGTGAGCGCACTGAGCGTCTCCAAGACGGCCGGAAGCATCCTGCGGTCGACGGACTCAACCTGACGGCTCCTAGGTGGCACCAGAGGCTCCTACGGTCTCGGGGAGGGGG